TTACTGCTGTATCAGCAGAACTATCACCTCTAGCAACAATAAACTTACCGCTGCCATTCGAGCCTACTACTGTCCAACTCCCGCTTGCCGGGAGGGTTCGAGCAGTAAACGTTCCGCTCGTGGTTGTGTAACACGTAGCGCTGACAAAACTAGACATAAAAACAAAGTTACTAACCCCACCGTATGCCCCCTGCACAAGGATGTGTGGGTTTCCAATCTTAGTCCATGTTTTCCCGTCTGTAGATTTCCATCCATCGATTGCGTTCATCCCGGCGAGCCACACTCCATTACCGTATGCCATCGATAGTGGGCGGAACCCGTACCCAGACTCGGAGCCGAATGCTGTAGACGACTCGTTCCAAGTAACGCCTCCATCACCGGACCAGACTGCACACGGATGCGCCGCGGACTGGATTATTCCTCCAGCTACGAATAGCCCGTTACCGTATGCCATACAGTTAAGGCTCTCTGCATTAGGTATGACGGTTGCCGCCCACACAGGACCGCGTGAGCACACAAACAAAACCGGGGGGATATTTACTTGAGCGATAGTGATGACGTTGGCCTTTTCTCCCGTACCTCGGGAGACACTGAACGCGGGACTCGTCACGATGTTCACGACACGCACGTTGCGGTCGCCAAGATCGACGCCCTCGTCCTGCCACTGCAAGTACAGCGGGAAGGCCGCCGCGGGCTCGGGCAGACGTGCAACAGGCACGATCGCGTACTCCGTGCTGTAGTCTGGCGCAGGCCCGGATGGCGCGATCTCGTTGCCGTCGTGCAGGATGTTCATAGGTTACGACGACCAGTAATCATCCGATACGCGTATGGTTTCCTCGACGTATGCGATCGACACCGGCCGCATCTCGACCGTGATCACGTTCGCCTGCTCACCCGTACCCCTCGAGCAGACGAAGCCTGCCCCCGTGAAGTTGATCACGCGAACCGGTATCGGGGGGAAGGTTGCTGCAGATGCGACCGGGAATCCCGCAATGGGAACGATCGCGTAGGTCACGACTCAGCCCAAGGTGATCGTGATCGTGTTGTCGTCCACCCCGGAACCGCCGCGGACCAGCGTGAAGCCGGCGCCCACGAAGTTGATCGTGTCCGCATTCGGCGCGCCCAAATCCACTCCGTTCCACTGGAACTGGATGTAGTTCGGGAAGTCCTCTGTGAGCGGCGGGGGAAAGCCCAGGACGGGGGTGACGCCGTAAGTCATCGCTACCTCCCCAAGACGAAGGCCCGCGGCCTGACGCGCTGCGACCCGCTGTTGTAGTTGCGTGCGACCTCAGCCTTGCCGTTGCTGATCGCGGAGTTCCAGATCGACTCGTAGTGCATCGACATCTTCTGGTCGGTCCACGGCTCGCCGGGCATCCGCAGAAGGTGCATCAGCGCGCCGGCCTCGATGCCGGTACTGTACTTCTTCAGCGGCTCGGACGGTATCTGCGCGACGCTATCCTTCGGCTGAAGAACCGCCGTCACCCTGAGCGTGTATATCTTGTCGGGGATCTGGAAGAGCGAGAACTGCCCCTCGGGGATATAGGAGTACTTGCTCGGGCGCGACGTGGGGACATTGGGGTTCCACGTTGTCGGGTCTGTCGGGTAGATTGAGAACTGGTCCGGCACGGTGCCCGAGGTATCCGTTCCACCCATCGCGGCAATCGCGATGATCTCCGTGTAGGTGTCGCTGCCCAAGCTGTAGGTCTGCTGCCCCGCTACGGTGGCTCCAGGGATGTTCACGCGCAGCCAGCGGGTCTCGGCACACCAGTCGCGCATCGCCTTCACGTAGGCCCGTCTGAGTGTCGTGCTGGGGCATCGGCGCGCAACAAGGGCGACAGGCGCCAGTTGGTCGAAGACGTTGACTTGGCTGGTCACGTGACCCCCGGTGTCTGCGACAGCTTGGGCGCCACCGCGACCTGCGCCTGGCTCTTCAGGCCGAGCGACATGCGCCAGTCGTTCATGTAGCCGGCGTACTTCGTCAGATCCTGCCTCTTGCTGTTCTTGCCGTAGCACTTGGCCAGCACGAAGTTTGTCAGCGAGCTCTGGTATGAATCTGGCACCGGCAGAGTCTCGCCACTTGACCCCGTGAGTTCGAGCGGTACTGCACCGTAGGTGATTCGGACACTCCCCGTGCCGTCGTTGGGCGGGAACACGTAGTAGCGCCGCGGCGTGCGTGGATCCGCCGCATAGTTCTCGACGTCGACCTCTTGCGTGGCCGCCGGCCAGAAGCGGTTCTCCTGCTGCAGGATCGACAGGTCGCACGGTGTGACCGCGCGGCCGCTGACTTCGTTGTCGGTGACGTCGATCAGCGCAATGCCGCCGTCCGGCAGTTCCTGCGCAATGCCGACCACGAGGGGGAAGAAGCCCTGCACCGAGTACATGTCCGGCTTCAGGAACGCCGTGGCACGTAGCGCCTCGTTGAGATAGCCCACCAGGTCCGAGTGTGACCACGTACTCCGTGCCACGTCGAGCAGCGTGGTGCTCACGCTGTCGAAGATGGTCTCGGTGGTGATCGCCATGTCACACCAGGCTGTGATCCATCTTCAGCGCACCGTGCTCTTGCGCCAGTTTGCGCAACTGCACGCGGACGGCATTGCCGTGGGTGCTCGGATCGATGGCTGTACCGTACTCGCTGGCCGCGAAGGCAATCAGTTCTTCCTTCGTCGCCGCAGCGATGTCGAAGGGTTTGATCCGCGAACTGTCCACGACAGGACGATCCGAGCCGCGGTATTCCGACTTCAGGTACGTCAAGCGATCGGCGTGCGATGCCGACAGTACGCCGTGGTACGGTCGATACTTCGGATGCACCCGCAACAGCGGCATGTTCGGCACAAGACGGCCGTCCTCGATGTTGATGAGAAAAGGAATCTTCTTGTCCTGCTGCGGACGGGTGTGCTGCGACAGGGCTGTTTCTTGCGCTTCGTTGATCATCGGTTTCTCCGGGGTGATCAGGGGCTACTTCTTGCCGAACGGCGGGGCTTTCTTGCCCTTCATCTGGCCTTTGTCGAAAGCCTCTTCCTTCTTCGAGCCTTCCTTGCCAGCCTTCTTCGGCTCCTTGTCCTTGCCGGACTTCTCGAAAGGGTTCTTGGTCGCCATAGGATTCTCCTGCGTAGCGAGTTGAAAACCGGCGCCAGGGAAGGCGCCGGTGCTCTCTTGCTACCTGGCGGTTACGCCCCGGTCGGGACTGCGCCGGTCGGGCCCATGGCCCGCTTGCCGCCGCCCTTCGGGCCACCAGCGGACTGGTTGGTCGAGATGGGCGAGTGGGGATACCGAGCCTTGGCCTTGCCGCCGGCCTTCGATTGCTCGCTCGTGATGGTGTCCGGCGGCGACTTCACGTCCATGCCGGGGCCGTAGGGGGAACTGGTCTTCATGTGAACTCTCCGGTGAATGGTCAAAGACGGATGGGGGCAAGAGCCCCCATCCTACTCCGATCAGGCCTTCCTGACGACGGCGGTGCCGACGTACTTCGGGCCGATGACCTCGAAGCCGAAGACCATCAAGCCGCGGACGATGTACCCGAAGTCGTTCGGGTTGTTGATCATCTCGCACTCGACGATCTGCGACGCGAACGTCAGGCCGGCGCTGTGCCCGAACATGACATAGCTCGCGGGCCCGGGACTGGTCTGCGACAGCAGGTTGCGCGACTGGTAGATCGTGAACCTGTCGATCTCGCCGACCTTGCCGTTGCGCAGGATCGAAACCCCGTCGCCAGCAAGAGAAGCGATGCGCAGATCGGACTTCTTGATCAGTGCCACGAACCAGGGCGGCACGACCATCCAGCGGCCTTCGTCGCTGACGTTCTGCTCGTCCATGACCGTACCGCAGTCGACGACGAACTCGACCACAGTGGTCTTGCTCACCGACACAGGGGTCGTGGAGTCGCCAAGATCGATCGTGGAGTCCACGCCGGCAGATGGGCCTTGATTGTCCGCAGACACGTCGGCCGGGATCGTCTGGAGGACGTCCTGGTCGGCGGCGATGCGCAACTGAATCGACCCGTCGTTGGCGAAGATGTCCGCCATGTCGAGGTCCGACTGCCGCATGTCGACGGTGGACAGTGCCACCGCAAACGACTTGGCCTGGTCGATCGCCAGCGTCACCGAGTTGCTTGTCGGGTACTGCGCACCCAGGCCGGCACCGATGATGTAGTTGCTGACGGTCACGTCAGGGATGGTGCGGATCTTGACCTGCGCGCCGTAGCCCGCGATCTCGCCCTCATAGTCCGTACTGGCGATCTCGCCGAACACGGTCGTCTTGTAGAACTTCTCGACCAGCTTGCCCGAATACAGTTCGGGGTTGAAGTTGGTCAGGCCTGCCGGACCATAGTCGGGAAGGCCTGATGCGATGGGAACGCCCATGTGATATCTCCTTGGAAGGCGTTACCCCCTACCGGGGGGCGCGGAGCTTCAGCCGGGCCTCGAATTGCACGCGCTCGTTGTCCGTAACCTTCCTGAGAGCCGCACGTTTGTAGAAGTCCTTGATCTCTGCCGATGTCGGCACGGACAGACCTTCTGCACTCTGGGGGGCTGATGGCGGCTCGCCGCCATTCGCTCCAGTACCGTTCGGTGTCAGCGGGGGTGGCTGTGGTGTCTTCGCCTTCAAGTACGCCCGGAACATGTTGGCCACCTTCACGGCATCCAGCTTTCCGACGTGCGTATCGAGAAGTGCTTGGCGCTCCACGCCGGTCGATTCGTCTTCCTCTGCCAACCACGCTTTCCAGTCGTCGCTCGCGTCGATCACCTCGTAGTTCGGGACATGCTCCGCGAGCTTGTCCGTGAACTTCTCCTTGCGCTCCTTGGCCTGTTGCACTTGGCTTGTCTTGGCAGCCTCTCGCAGCGGCTTGATTTCCGCTTCAACGGCTTCCGAGATGGCCTTGCGCACCGTGGTCAGGTTTGCAGTGGCAATCGCTGTAGCTTCTTCCTCGCCCAGCACCGCGATCTGCTCGGGCGTGAAGAACTGCCCCAGGTCGATCGTGCCGCCGGTCGGCTGCGTAGCCTGCAGGGCTTGAATCTGCCCCTGCAACTCAAGAATCTGCTGACGAAATCCTTCGGCATCGGCCTTGCGGCCGTCGCGTTCCGCCCTGAGCACTCCTGCCGTTACGTCGAAGCGCTGCTTCCAGTAGGCGGGATCACTCTCTCGGGGGTCTGCTGCCGGGGGTTTCGGCTCAACAGGGTTCGCATTCCCTGCGCTCGATTCAATCGGCGGCGCGTTCGGGTCTGCTGGATCGGTCTTCGGTTCGTTCCGGGCTTCGATGTGCGCCTTGATGGCGTTGGACACTTTCAGTACGGCGCGAGGAAGGCGCGTTTCATTCAGGGCTGGTGTAGCCTGCATTTAGGTCTCCACGATCCAAGTCCGCCTATTGGCGACTGGGGTTCGCACAGGATGCAGGGACTGCGATTCCCGAGTTACGCAGCCAGCCGGGACGACGGGTGGGCCGTTTGCTGGTTGCGGGCAAGCCTTTCCTGGGCTTCGACGATATCAGCGATGATTTCACTGACTTCCAGCGCTCTGCCTTGATTCCGGTAAACCTCTTCACCGGTCACTCGACGCAGCGCAGCATCGCGTTCTGCCAGTCTGGCTTTCAACATATCGAGCAGTAACCGGCCGTCTGGTGACTTTGAGAGCCGGGCCAGAAAACCTAGTTGTATGCTGCTCAACTGCATAGTGGGCAGTGTACCCTGTAAGTAAGCGCTTGCGTCAATCTTCTAGCAGCAGGCGCGCTGCAAGCGCTGCTGCGCGAGCCTGGTTGGTAGACTTCAAACTCGCCTTGGCGATCGCCGCTTGCGTGTCCCGTGTTGCTCGGATCTCGTCCAGCATTTCACGTGTTTGCACGGTGGCCTCCCGCATATCCTTGGCCGCCGATTGCATGTTCTTCACGGCATCCGCCAGCGAAGCCCGTAGCGCAACAGCCTCAGCGTCCTCGACGGCAGCGGGTTCAACTTCAGCCTCTGCCGCCGACGCCTTTTCGACTTCTACTGGTGCGTCTTCCTCGAGCGCAGGAGTAGGTTCTACCGCGGTTGGGCGGCGGTAGCCTACCGTCGGCATCGTGGTTTCTATCGGCGCAGCTTCCGCCTCAACCTCTGGCGCATCGAACACCCTCGCAGCTAGGCTCAGGCCCCGTGCGAGTTTTGCCGTGCTGGGCGGCCCCGGTGGGGGCGCGTCCGGCATGTTCGTGATGTCTTCCGGTAGTGGGTCTTCCGGCCCCTTCTCGTTGACTGCCTTGAAGCGGACGTTCCGGTTCGCGAGGTACTTCGGATCGAGCAGATCCTCGGTGGTGGCCGCGTCTACGCCGCCTGTAGCCGTCTGCGCGTCGTGCAGCGAGAAGCTCTCACCAACCTGCTCTACAGAAGCGGCTGACGTGGCATCCTGCCCGTCGATCAGCGCGATAGACTCATCTTGCGCAGAAGAGAATGCCGCGCTCGCGGTCTGTTCATCGACAAGCGCAACAGACTCAGCTTCGACAGCCGAGAAGATTGCGGTTACTGTCTGGCCATCCGATAGCGCAAGGGTTTCGTCGTTACTCGCTGCAAAGGTCGCAACTGCAGCCTGATCGTCCGTGAGCGATACGGATTCAGTGACGTATGAATCCGCTGTGACGGGCAGCCAAACAGCCTTCCATACGGGCTTCCAGATATCCTTCCAGTTACGGCCGATGATCACGGCTCAGACTCCGAATTCCGTGCCTGGCTGGCCATCGCCTGTAATCGTTACATCGTTGATCTTCTGGATGTTCGCGTCCACGATTCCAGTAGTGACGGCGATCGTCATATCCGCGAAGTTTGCTGGGAATGTTTGCGTCAGCGCGTAGCCGGTCTTGCCGATGTTCCAGTCACCCTTGCCGTTGAGGGCCGCCGCATTGACCGACGCAGCCGTGATGACATTGTTCCCGATCGACGCCACGGCGATACCCGCAGCCGCAGTGATGTTCGTCGGCGTTGCGAGTCCGTTCTGGATCTTGGTGACTGCATCTGCCTTCACGGCCGCCGCGTTGAGGGCGTCAGCGGCGATGCTCGTTGCAGTGATCCCATTCGCCGCTACGGTGGCAACACTGCCCGTCAGGTTACCCGTGAAGGTGGTCGTCAGAGCCGTGGTGACTGTCGTCGCGGCATTCGTACCTGCGATGAAGTGCCCACCAGTAGCGCCCGGCACGGCGTCAATGAATAACGCCTTGCCGATGCTCGATGCGGCCGTGAAGTCGCCAGCAACAGCATCCTGCCAAATGGTCTTGGGAGTGACGACTTGCGTCTTGCCAAGGGTCGGCGTACCTGTCCGCTGATCGTCTATGGCGACCATCCCCCGGACCTGGACGTTGCCGTCGGCGCCCGTCAGGGTCACCGTGCCGCCGCTCACTGCGTCGATGCTGATCGTCGTCGCGCTGGTGATGCCGCTGATCGAGATGCCGCCAGACCATCGGCGGAAGCTGATGTTCACCGTCCCCGCCGGCACCGCAAAGGCCGGCGCGGACGTGCCCGCTACGATGCTGGCGCAATCGATGAAGTCATAGTTTCCAGCAGCGCCAAGAGTCAGCGTGCCTCCGAACTCGCAGTGATTGAAGTTCGCTGGAGGTACTGTTGCGGTCGCTCCGAACTCGCAATCTATGAAATACGGGAAGCTCGTTGCACTGGTGCTGGTGCTTGTCCCCGTGACGTTGATGCAGTTGCTGAAAACCGAGTTGCTGATGTTCTGCGCGGCCAGCGCGAGCTTCCAGCCGAAGCCGTCGAACACGTACCCGTCAACTGTGGCGCTCAGGGTTGCGGTAACGCCGGCCTGAACCCAGAACCTGCGCAGGCCCGTGTTACCGGCGACGGATAGCGCGGCGGCCATCGTGCTGACGGGGTTCGTCATGATGCCGTCAACGTAGATCGTAGCGTTCGTGTTCGCAACGCTGCCGATCCACACCGCGCCGTGCATGTACTTGCCGCGCTCGTTCGTCAGGTTCGTTGCGGTCGTGGTCGTCGTGACAGTCGGGATCACAGCCCCGGTGTGCGTCACGGCAGCGAGAGTCACCAGTCCGCTGCCAACGCTCAGTTGCGACGTGCCCGTACCTGCCGTGATGAGGGACGCATTCGTAGTGCAGGCGGTGTCTGGCAGTGCAGAGAACCCCGCGTTGGTGGCCGCCACGACCTCGTAGACGTCGCCCACGTCATCCATGCCCGAGACGGCAGCCCGCCAGGCCATCGGGCCCACGACATTGACATCAGTCGCGCCAAGCGCAAACTTGTAGAACCCGCTGGCTATCTCCGTGGCTGTGAGTGCTCCAGCAGCTGGATTCTTGAACGCAGCGCCATCGCCTGTCTCCCAGATCGTGATGACGGGAACTACGCTGATCTTCGGCGTGAAGTGATCCGTGGACGAAATCGCTCGGAAGACGACCGTCTTGGCTACACCAGCGGGGATTCGTTCGGGCACTTCGCTCTCCTATCCCATGTACGACAAGCCAGCAGGCTGGATTGCCCGAGTTTGACCGCTTCCCATAGCGCCTAGCCCAGCCGGCAGTGTCGCCGTGGTGATCGTGCTGCCGGCTGGAGCAGCCGCCACCGTCTCGTTGATCCACCCAATCGGGGTAGCACGGGCCAGAGTATTGGTCTGCTGTACCCACCCGGTCGGCGTTGATCGAACGACCGCCACCTATGCCAATCCTCGAATCTTCGGATCGACGTAGATCGTGTTGTCACCTACG